CAAATGAAAGTATAGTTAATAATATACAAAACATATATGGCGACGATTCAAATAATGTATATGTTACATCACAGGGAATACCGGATTATGTTTCACCAGACATAGAGAAACGAAATTTTTCTATTGACTTATACGGATTATTCCAAAAAATACCTGCTTCATCAACTGGAATTGACTGTGAAATAAACAATGGTACTTTTTCTATCGATATATCCGTATATAAAAATCAGGTACATGATTTTAGGAATGGTGATGTAGTTCGCTATGTCCAGAATGAATCTAAGTATACTTTGTTGAGCACAGGGGAAACTATAAATTTAAATCTATATGATGGATTAAATCAAAATCAAATATATTATGTACAAAATGTATCAAGTACTGAATTGAGACTGTACAGAAGTAGATCCAATATTTACTTCTCACAATATAGTCCAATCAAATATAATAGAGTTCTATTTCCAAATAATTTAAATTCTTCTTCTGTGACTGAAACACAAAAGATAGACTTTCTAATTGATAAGTATTTTTTCCAATCAAATCAATTTGTATTTTTATTTGATGCATTTAATAATTTTGAAGTATGGTATTATTCATATTCAGCATCTATATGGGAAAAGATTAATTTAGAAATAACAGGAAAATTATATAAGGAAGAATATCTTTTAAATGAAGATTTAAAAAATTTAGCGAATAGTAATAGCATAAAGAAAATATCTTTACCCGAAACTCCTTTAGAAGTTGAAGAGACTAGACCAGGAAGCACTGGGATTCTTGTAAATGGAGTAGAAATATTAAATTATAAGTCAGAAGACTTTGTTTATTATGGTCCAATAGAAAGAATAGATATAAATTCACCAGGTGAAGGATATGATGTAATAAATTTACCTACTCTTGGTATATCTACTGAAAGAACAAATAAAACACCAGCAAAAGCATATGTTGAGGTAACTGGAAAATTAGAAAAAATTGATGTAATAGATGGAGGATTTGACTATGTTGATATCCCAATTTTATCAATTACTGGCGGAAATGGAATTGGAGCTGAAGCAAAAGCAAACTTAGTTACATTCAAACATGAAGTTGATATTGTCCCAATACCTAGATTTATAGACTTAACCAATAATATCATATCTTTTTCAACATATCATAAATTTAGAGATTATGAAAAAGTAATTTATGATACAAATGGAAATCCTTCCATTGGAGGAATATCTACATTATCTGAGTATTATGTTACAGTACAAAGTGATATTTCAATAAAATTACATAGAACTGAAAGTGATGCTATTGATGGAATTGCAATAAATTTAACCTCATATGGAAGTGGAGCACAAAAACTAGTAGCAAAAGAAGAAAAAAGAAAAATATCATCAATAACTGTTACTAATCCTGGAGAAAATTACAGAAATAATTATATTTCTGTAAAGTCAGTTGGGATAAACACTTACAATGGAACAATAACAGCTTTAAATCATGGATATAAAACTGGAGATATAGTAGATTATAGTTGTACTGGATCTTATCCTAGCGGTTTACCGAAGTCAAATTACTATGTGACTATTATAGATGAAGATAATTTTAAGTTGTCTCCTATTGGTACTGGCCAAACTTCTAAAGATTACTACTTTAAAACAAATCAATACAGTCAATTTTCCAGTTCTGGAATAGGTACCCATATTTTTAAACATGAACCTATTAAATTGACTGTTACCGGTAAGATAGGAATATCATCTTATTCAAAACAATTATTTGAGGCTTCTCTGAATCCCGTATTCAGAGGTAGTATATCAAATGTTTATATTCAAGATGGGGGAATAGGATACGGAAGCTCTGAAATATTAAATTATGAAAAACAACCTACTTTTGAAATAATTTCATCTGGTAAGGATGCACAATTTTATGTAAATGTGTTGAATGGCACTGTAACTGATGTATATGTTATAAATTCTGGCTCAAATTACAATGGAATCCCAGATCTAGTAGTGAGGGGATCTGGCGTTGGATGTATTTTAACTCCAAAAGTAGTGGATGGAAAAATACAAGAAGTTTTTGTAGTTAATGGAGGATCTGGATACGAACAAAAAAATACAGTTGTTGATATAATCAACTATGGTAAAAATGCTGCGTTCCGAGCCAAAATTAAAAGTTGGAATATCAATTTAGTTTCAAGGTTATTTAATTCCAATAATTTACTTTCTCCTGATGATGGTTTCTTGTATGCTGGGAATGATGATTTAAAGTATTCACACATTTATTGCCCAAATGAACTAAGAAAAAAAATATATTCTCAGTTTATTGATCCATCTGGTAATTTAATATCTCGCCCAGACTATGATAATTCTACATCCACTTCAAAATATCATTCTCCAATCATAGGTTGGGCATATGATGGAAACCCAATATATGGCCCATATGGTTATGAGAATCCATTTATTCCAGGAACAGTAAGAAGGATGATTCCTGGATATGAGTTAATGATGAATTCTGGAAGACCACCGCAATCAGTTTCCGGTAAAACAATTTTCCCAATTGGAATTTTTGTGGAAGATTATTATTTCTCTGGAAATGGAGATTTAGATGAATGCAATGGCAGATATTGTGTTACTCCAGAATATCCAAATGGAACATATGCTTACTTTATTACTGTTTCAGATGATGAACTTTCTCCTAAATTTCCGTATATAATTGGAAAATACTATAGATCAAAAACAATATCAGATAATTTTGATACAAACTTGACTCAAAATAATTTTGATTATACTAAAAATAATTTAGTAAGAAATACATATTTTTATTCAATCGATAAAGAATATTCAGATTATCAATTTTTAGTAAATCCAAATAAAAGCTCCAATCAAGACTCTAAAATAAATTCGACTTATTATGCTTCAGTAGATGCAATAGGAATAATTACAGCTGGAAATGATTATTCTGTAAATGATAGAATCAATTTCACTAACAAAGATTCTAAGGGATTTGGCGTAGATGCAATAGTAGAGACAATACAAGGTAAATCTATTGTAAGTATTGCAAACAGTTATTACTCTTTATCTGATTTAGAGCTGTATAGTTTAACCAACAATTCATATACATTAGCTATTTCAAATCAAATACACGAATTAAATAATTTAGATTCGGTTAATATTATTGGAAATTCTAATTTAGAATCTTCTAGAAAAATAAACAGTTTTGTCCAGGTTGGGATAAAATCTCAGTTTTTAACTCTAACATCGAATGTCAATAATTCAGCTCAAACAGGAATTGTAACTTATTTTGATGTTGAGGGAATATTGGACTTCCCATATATTATAGAAAATGATTCATATAATATTAACGGAGAAGTGATAAAAATATTAAAGGTAGATAAAAATTCTTCCAAAATACAAGTATTAAGGTCAGCTTTTGGCCCAACACATGATAAAAATAGTTCTTTAGTGGAATTGACTAGGAAATTTACTTTCCAGTCGATTGAAAAAAATTCATATCCAATTGTAAATAGAGAGTACTATTTTAATCCAGCAGAAAGTATTGGAATAGGTACATCTGGATCATTGGTTTCAGTTGAGTATCTTGGGACCGGAACTACAACATTATTAATACCTGCTAAAAATTTCTATATAAAAAATCACAATATACAAACAAATACACCTTTAGTTTATTCTACAAATGGCGGAAATTCTATTAAGGTTTCAAATGGGTCTAGTATATTCGATTTACAACTAGTAAATCCAATTTATGCAATAAACTTTTCTAATGATTTTATAGGAATTTCTAGTAGTAGAGTTTCAATAGGAACTGATAGATCTTATGTAGGAATTGGTACAACCATTCCAACTTTATCTATAGTTAACTATGGAACTGGAGTAATTCATAGCTTCAAAACAAATTATGGAAATGTAGTAAAAGCTAGACTAGAAAAGAATAAAGTAACGGTATCAACTGCTTCCACTCATGGATTAAGTAATTATGATTTTATTGATATATCTGTAAATTCAGGTATAAGTACAACAGTAAAAATAGAGTATATTGATTCTAAGAGAAGATTGGTATGTAACAGAAAACAATTTGATAGTGTGAATGTCTTAGATAATATATTTCAAATTAATGACCACAATTATTACACAGGAGAGCCTTTATTATATAAAGCAATTTCCACAGTTAGTCCATTAATAAATGAAAAAATATATTATGTGATAGTAATAGATCCTGATAGATTTAAATTAGCAACTAGTTTATACGATGCTACAATTTTAAATAAAGAAATTAATATTATTTCTTCTTCTTCGGGATATCTATATCAAATAAATCCAAAAATAAATTTAATAGAAAATCAAAAAGTAATTTTTGATCTATCTAGCACATCTCTTTCTTTTACAGATGGATTTGATGCATTCTCAGCTTTTGATTTTGACATTTATTATGATAATAATTTCAATAAAAAATATTATCATGATTTAAGTAAAAAAGTAAATGTATTTAAATATGGAAAAATAGGACTAGATGTTGATGCTAGGCTCGAATTGAATGTAACAAAAGATACTCCAAAGAAATTATATTACAAACTTACTCCAGTTCCAAACTCTGACCTTCCGGTCAGAAAAAAACAAGCCTATATTGATCTAGATTCAATAGAAAATAATTCAATTAGTATTATTAGAAGCAAATATTCTGGTGAATATAATGTAGTAGGAATTGGTTCAACTCAATTTGAATATCAAATTAAAGATAAGCCAGAGCAATTAGTTTACAATTCTGGCGATTCTGATTTACATTATTTCACTAATTCTAATTCAGCTATTGGTCCAATAAATTCACTAAGTGTAAATTCTGGTGGAAGATATTATACAAAATTGCCAGGAATCTCTTCTATAACTTCAAAATATGGTAATAGTGCAGTTCTATATCCAATAAGCAATAATATTGGAAAGATAAAATCAAGTAAAATTAATGAACTCGGTTGTTGGTATTCAGTGGATCCAACTTTAAGACCTAGTTTGGTTCCCCCAAGAGTTCTTAGGATAGAACCTTTCTCTACAATAGATGAGATAACAACTATCTTTAAAGGAAAGTTTTATAATTATTCACCAACATTAAAAGTAATAGATCCATCAACAAATATAGTTCAGGATGTAATTTTAGATTTTGATTATTTAACTGGAAAAACTAAAATTATAAAAAATTCAAGTGGATTCAATGATGTTGAGCCAAAAATAGTGTCAATTAATAATTCCAATGGAATTGGAATTAGCACTGTATTTTATGATATAGCGTTAAAGAGAGTAACAGTGCTTTTAAATTCTGAATTTATTAATCCAGATCAATTTCCAGTAGAAATAAATGATGAAGTTTTGATCGAAAATATTTCAATTGTTGAAAAATCTCAAGATTTTGAGCCAGATGGGATAGATTATATTGGATATAACTCTGATGAGTATGCATATGCAAGCTTTAAGGTAGTTGGATTTAATACAACAGTAAATGATGATGCGGCATACATTACTTATGATATAGGAGATTATATTAAACCAGAATATACATTAGGAACATTTGATTCCGAAAATTCTAGAGGATCTATAATTCCAGTAAAAAATACTCCAAAATTTAAAGTAAAAATAAAAAAGAATTCCTATTTAATAGGCGAAGAAGTAAAATCCGCTGAATCTATTGGTTATGTGGATAATTGGGACCAAGATACAAATTACATAAAGATAAAAACTACTTCCGATTTTACTTTAAATTCACTTTTAGTTGGTTCAACGAGTGGATCAATTGGTACTATACAAGAAATAATAAATTTTGAATCGAATTATGATATTAATTATTTTTCAATTAATGTAAAAGGTTGGCAAAATCAAACTGGATTCTTAAATGTTAATAGTCAAAGAATACATGATAGTGATTATTATCAATACTTCTCATATTCTATAAGATCTAGAATTCCAATTGATACTTGGAAGGATACTGTAAACTCATTGAATCACACATCTGGATTCAAACAATTTAGTGATCTATCTATTGAGCCACAAGATTTAGTTTTATCTGGGATAGCTACTGATCAAAATCTAGGAAGTTTCACTGGAATTTCTGATCTAAATACCGTTATAGACCTAGAAACTACATATGATTTTGATCTTGGATCAGAAGAAAGTGTTTTTAGAATAAATTATGAAGTAGCTTCAGATGAAATCACTTTTAACTCCGCAATACTTCAAGATTATTCCCAATCAATAGGAAATAGAGCATTAGTAATTGACGATATAAGTGGAGAATTTAATACAAATAGAAAATCAACTTTCGTAACTGCAATAGATATTTAAAAACATGGCAAAAACAAGAGCCTTAAAATTTTTTCTAACGGCAAAAAATGATAATAATGCGGAAATAGCACAATCGAAAGTATTAACTTTACTTAACGATGGGGATACGATAACATCAAATGATTATGCTACATTAGAAAGCATAGAAAATGTTGGAGATTATTCTTTTTCTATAGTTTCGGATCAAGCACTTTTAGAATATATTCCATCAGATGGAAATATAAATGATTATTCTTATGGTTATGTCTATTACGATACAAAAAAATTCATCGAAGAATATTCTAGTATTGATGTAAATGATAGCGTAAGTATCGGTTCTACTTATTCTTTTATTCCAATTTCTAGTACACCACAAGAAACAACTATATTCACTCTACCACAAAAATATAGTTCTTCGAAACTAATTGTTGAAATAACTGGCCAAGACAATAGTTTTGAATTTGTCGAGTTAAATTTAACCACTATAAACGATAACATATATGCCACTTAGTATGGTAGACTAAATGTAAATTTAAACCCAATTGATGGAATAGGCCAATATTCATATTCAAAGGAAGGCAACGATGTAAAGGTCAAATTTACTCCTATTAATAATTTACAAGAACATTATTGCAATGTTGTTGCTATTTCATTGGCAACAACTGGATACTCATCAGATGGAGATGTTCAATTAAAATATGCAAATCTTTCTAGTAATAGAGTTTCAATAGCTGCGAGTGATGCACCAACAATAAAAACCATAATAAATCATTCTCTAGACTACCAATCAGCATATTATCTAATACAAATTAATGATATCACTAATAATAGGATTGAGTTTTCTGAATTATTTTCTTTGAATACTCTGACACAATCCTTTGGAGTTCAATATGGTAGAATTAATTCAGAATTAGATTTGGGTGAATTTGAAATTAATACTTCTGGTACTTTTGAAGTATTTTTTACTCCTATACCAGACATAGATGTAGAGGTATTGATTTTCCAACAAGCTTTAGGATTTACTGAATTTAAAGATGCCCCATCATTGATTGATTTTAAAAATTCTCAACTTGTTAATGCGGTTAGTAAATTTGGTGTAAATGATGTAAATAACAATAGAACAAACTTTGAATTAACTTATAAAAATATACCTATATTTGAAAGGGCATTTGATGCTAGGGATCCATTTAATGTCAGGTTAGGAGAAAATTCTATATACTTACCAAAACATTTCTTTGTTACCGGAGAAAAAGTATTATATAGATCTCAACAATTTAATAGAACATCAACTGAAAAATCAATAGGAATTGCTGCTACTTTTGTTTCTGGTATAGGAGTTACTGACAAGTTACCTAGTGTTGCGTATGTTTATAAATTTGATAACTCTAGAATAGGATTGTGTTCTAGTCCAGCTGCTGCTTATTCTACTCCACCAAAATTGTTTGATTTGACTACTTTGGGTATTGATAATCTACATTATATTACTGCTACGGACCAAAATAAAAAAGCTCTAATAGCTATTGATAATGTAATACAATCTCCAATAGTAGAAACAAAAATTAAATCAACTTTGACTCAAGATGTAACTATAAATGATACGACTTTAGTTTTTAGTGGGATATCATCATTTTTTAGTGGAGATATAATAAAAGTAAACAACGAAATTATGAAAATAGACGCCGTTGGTGTTGGTGGCGCTACTAATGTGGATGTAAAAAGAACAAAGTTAGGAACTGGAATATCCAGTCATTTTTCTGGTGACATAGTAACTAAACTTATAGGAAATTACAATATAATAGATAATGTTCTTCATTTTTCTGAAGCTCCATATGGACCATTTCCACCTGAGCCAGAATTTGAGAATTCCGAGTCAACTTCTATAGAAACACTAATAAAATCTACATTCCAAGGAAGAGTATTTGTTAGATCTGGTGACCCAATAACAAAAGAAGAGGCATATGAAAGAAATTATTTGTTTGATGATATATCAGAATCATTTAATGCAAAAAGAAAAGAATTTACATTAACTGAAAATTTATCTTCTTTGACTGGAACATCAAACAATAAGCCGATAATACTTATTAATAACATATTCCAAAATCCTGATGATGATTTTACTTTTAATGAGCTTGGCTCCTCTAGTGAAATAAGATTTACAGGAACAGCAACATCAGTTGCATATGACCCAAATAATGCTAGTATTCCAAGAGGGGGAATAATAGTATCAGTTGGATCTAGCGCAGGACTTGGATATCAACCTTTAGTTTGTGCTGGAGGAACAGCAATAGTATCTGCTTCTGGTACCATACAGAGTATAAGTATAGGAAATAGTGGATCTGGCTATAGAAGAGATCTACAATTAGTTAAAGTAGGAATACAAACTTTTAATTCTTACTCTGTAAGTATAGAATTTATTGGTACGGCAACAGTATCTAATGGAAATGTTGTAGGAGTATCAATAACAAACCCTGGTATTGGATACACTAATTATCCACTAGTATACACGACAACTACATCTGATACTATTCCAATTGCATCAACAGAAATATTTTTATCGGACATATCCAAGGTTCCCCCATTAAATGGAATAATATCAATTGACTCGATATTAAACAATATTCCTATTGTTGGAATTTCTAGTTCCTCTGTGTTTATTTCTTCTGCAGATGCTCCAATTTCAATAATAAGTTCTGGCTCGAATGTTAGTGTAAAAGAATTTGATCCACCTGAAGTAATTTTTGATGATCCTTTATCATATTCTGACATCCCACTTCAATATTATGGTACAGTTGGATTGGGAACTGAGGCAAAAATAGATGTAGTAGTTGGACAAGGTTCAAGTGTTATAGATTTCAAAATAACTAATTTTGGATATTCATACGATATAAATCAACTATTAACATTACCAATAACTGGAGCTATTGGTATACCAACTAATCCTTCTTATGATCCATTTTTTATCTCAGTTGATAGAACCACTTCCGATTCATTTTATGGGTGGACTGTAGGTAGTTTGAGATTATTGGATGATATATCATTTTTATTCAATAATAGAAGAAGAGCATTCCCATTAGTATATGAGGGCAATAGATTTGCAATTCTTGCGAAACCAGGTTCAAATATAGATGTACAATCTGTTCTTTTAGTTTTTGTAAACGATATATTACAGGAGCCTGGAGTTTCATATACATTTAATGGCGGAAGTACCATAACTTTCTCTGAACCTCTAAAAAGATACCCTAATGGCCAAACAGACAAATTAAAGATAATATTTTACAGAGGAACAGAAGGAATAGATGTAATTGATGTAGATATATTAGAAACTATAAAAATTGGAGATACTGTAAGAATAGATAGTGAGACAGAAATTTATAAGCAAGACAGTAGATTAGTTGAAGATATACCTACTGTTGATGTAGTTGAAACCAATGTTTATAGAGGAAGAGGAATATCAGAAGATCCAGATCTTTTGAGGCCAGTAAACTGGACAAAACAAAGAAATGATTTGTTTATTGATGGAAAATCAGTAACAAAAGATAGACCAGTTTATGAGCCTTCGTTATTTCCAACAGCAAATATAATACAAAGTGTTGGTATCGCAACTACTTCTATATTTGTGGATAGTGTAAAGACTCTATTTGACGACAGAAAAGAAAATAACAACGGGCAGTCGGCAAAAACTGTAGAAATTATATCCAAAAATATTATTTCTAGAGCTACTGCCACGGCTCAAGCAAATGTACTTGGGGAACTTGCATCATTAACTTTGACATCCCCTGGAAATGGATATAAAACTGCACCTCAAGTATACATACAAAATCCGCAAAATGTATTGATAGGGATAGGATCCACTCCAGTAGTAACTGCAAATATATCAAATGGAAAGGTTACATCATTCAATATAATAAGCTCTGGATCTGGTTATAAATTTACACCTGCAGTAATTATTTCTCCACCAACAGTAGAATCTGAAATTATATCACAGGTTAATTACAGTGGAGATTTTGGTATTATTAGCGGAATAAATACGACTTCAATAGGAGCTGCACAAACTGGATTAGTTTTTGATTTATTGATACCTCAAAATTCTATCCTAAAAAATCCTAATAATGTTGATATTCCATTTACTACAAGTCAAATACAAGATGATTACTATTTTATTGTAAAAAATAGTAATATAGGAAATAACTTAACATCATTGAGAAGAGATGGCACTGTAATAGGAATAAGTACCAATAAAATTGATAATGTATATCAAGTAATATCAGTTTCAATAGGCCAAACTCAAGCTTATGGAATCGGTTTAGCGGATGTCGCTAAAGTAACGGTTAGTGTTGCAAATTATAATGGAATTACTGGTTTAGGATTTAGTAATTATTATGGAGATTACAGTTGGGGATTAATAGAATTTGAAAGCAATAATAGAAAAACTCCAAAATCATTTGAAGTGAACTTAAATCATGGAATTGTAGGAATAACTAGTAGTGCATTAGTCAGGAGAAAATCTCCCTTAAGATATTTTAATTATTTAACATAAATAGTACTAAAAATAGGTAAATGTCAGCAATCATAACTGATCAAATTAGAATTCTTAATTCTAAGTCTTTCATTGATTCAATAAAGACTGGAAAATCAAATTTATATACTTTTATTGGTCTGCCAAATTCTAGTGAGTATTCTGTGGATTGGGATTCAAATCCCCCTTCACCAAAAGACTCATTTAATGATGAAAATGATTACTGGGATACAATGATATCCTTAAAAAAAGTAAATCCAGATAGTGATATAAGGAATGTAATTAGAAAAGTTGTTTGGGATTCTGGCTCTAGTTATGATATGTATAGACATGATATAACTAGAAACAATTTGTCTATACCATCACAAAAAACCAGTTTATATCAATCTAATTATTATATTTTAACAAAAGATTATAGAGTCTATATTTGTTTAAACAACGGAGCCACCCAAGAAAATAGTTTTGAGGCATTGCCATCATTGGTGGAACCAACTTTCATAGACTTAGAACCAAAATTATTGGAAGATGGATATACTTGGAAATATCTTTATACTCTAAAAGTAGAAGATGTAATTAAATTTGATTCTTTGAATTTCATTCCTGTTCCTTCTGATTGGACGACAGCAGCTGAGTATCAAGCAATTAGATTAAATGCTCAAACCAGTGGTCAAATAAAAGTTGCCACAATAACTGATGCTGGAGAGAATTTAGGAAGATCTAAGGTGTACTCTAATCTTAGTATCCTTGGGGATGGAACTGGAGGAGAAGTAAGTATAGTAGTTGGAAATGAACAAAAAGTAATTTCGGTTTTTGTCACTAAAGGTGGGTCTGGATATACATATGGAACAATAGATTTATCAACAATTTCATTTCCAGAAAATTCTACTCCTCCACAATTTAATGTAATAATACCACCAAAAGGTGGACATGGGTTTGATATCTATAATGAATTGGGTGCTTATAATGTACTAATATATTCTAGATTCGAAAATGATACTACTAATCCAGATTTTATTACTGGAAATCAAATTGCAAGAATAGGAATAGTAAATAATCCTCTAGCATTTGGTTCTACTATTATATTAAATAGAGACAGAGCAAGTGCCACATATGCATTAAAGTTAGTAGGAACTACTAATAGAAATGATTATGTTGGAGCAAATATAATTCCAGATTCTACTTTTACTCAAACTATTGGAGCTGGAGTAACAGCAGTTGGAAGAGTAATATCCTATGATAATAGAACTGGGATCTTAAAATATTGGCAAGATAAATCTTTATATGGATTCAATTTAAATGGTGAATTCAATGAAAATGGAAGTGTAAAGCCAAAAAATATACCTCAATATGGATATAAAAAAATACCATTTTCAGCTTCAGTTGGAGCTAGTGGATCCATTAACATCAATGGTTTACCCGTATCTCTAAAAATTGATACTGCATTTACGGGAATTACTACTGTAATAAATAATGTTACTTATAATTTAGGACAAACATTTACTTCTGGTGTATCAAATCCAGAAGTAAAGCCAAAATCTGGTGATATAATTTATGTTGACAATAGACCTTCTATAACTAGGTCACCAGAGCAAAGAGAAGATGTAAAAGTAATTTTACAATTTTAATGTAAGGGATAATCATGCCACAAAAAACTAATCTAAATGTATATCCATATTTTGATGATTTCAATCCGAATAATATTTACAATAAAATATTATTTAAACCTGGTTATCCGATACAAGCTAGAGAATTAACAACTCTACAATCAATGCTGCAAGACCAAATTGAAAGATTTGGAACTTGGGCATTCCAAGAAGGAAGTTCAGTTATACCTGGATCTATCACATACAATGATAGATGTTATGCCGTAGAATTAAAAAATAATTTTAATGGCCTATCTGTTTTCCAATATTTACCTTTTTTTGTAGGTAAAACAATTAGAGGACAAGTAAGTGGAATTAGAGCTAAAATAATTTCTTCAATTAGCGATTCAGAATCGACGAGAAATAATACCACAATATATGTCAATTACTTAGATTCCGACTACGAAACTTCAGAATATGTTGGATTTTCTGATGGTGAGAATCTATTAATAGAAGAAAACATAACTGCTTATATAAGTACAGACCCAGACACAATTGTAAAGTTTCAACAAAATGAAGCATTTGCTTCAACTATAGATCTTTCTTGTAATTCAGTAGGATCTAAAGTTTCAGTGGAGTCTGGAGTATACTTTGTAAGAGGTTATTTTATAAAAAATGATTCTCAATTTGTAATATTAGATCAATATGATAATAATCCAAGTTATAAAGTAGGATTTTCTGTAATAGAAGATATTATAACTTATGAAGATGATCCATCTTTAAATGATAATGCAAGAGGATTTTTAAACTATGCTGCTCCTGGTGCAGATAGACTTGCAATATCATTAGTACTAACTAAAGTTTCAGTAGATGAACCTACACCAGAGAATTTCATACAATTATTAGAGGTGAGAAATGGTACTGTAAGATCAGTACAGCAAGATCCAAGACTAAATGAACTTGGAAAAGAATTAGCTAGAAGGACTTACGACGAATCTGGAGATTATTATGTTAAATCTCCTACATTAGTTGTAAGAGAAAATTTAGATAATTTATTAGGAAATGAAGGGATATACAATGGAAATCAATTAACATTTGGTGGGAATGTACCGTCAGAAGATTTGGGTACATATCAAATCTCTCCCTTGAAGGCATATGTCAAGGGATATGAAGTAGAGACAATTTCACCTGTGTTTTTGGATTTCCAGAAAACAAGAACTACTAAAAGACTTGAAAATCAAAATATAACATATAATACAGGTTCAGTATTTTCAGTAAATAAAGTATTTGGATCTCCATCGATAGGATTATCCACAAATTATACAATCAGCTTGAGGGACGATAGACAGTCTACTACAACAGGAATAGTTACTGGAAAAGAAATTGGATTAGCGAGAGTATATGATTTTGCCCTAGAGTCTGGATCATATAATTCTGCTTTCCCTGATGCAAATGAATGGGACATTTCTGTCTATGATGTACAGACATATACAGAAATTGGTTTAAATGAAAACTCAACCTTGTCTATTCCAACTTACATTAAAGGTAAATCTAGTGGAGCAACTGGATATTTAAGATTTGCTTCTACGAATGCTGGAATTATAACTGCTTATAGTGTAAATGGAAACTTCATAGTAGGTGAAAAATTAATATTTAATGATGTAGAGAATGAAAATACCAGAGTATCAACTTCAATTAAAGCTTATACTATAGATCATGTAAAATCATTATATGGAATAGTTGGAACAGCAGGTACATTTTCTGCCGACAATGTACAAACTACTAAGAGACTGTTTGGTGTAGTAGATATTTCCGCTAAGAATCCATCTGGAATTTCTGTTGTTAGCACCACTTCACCTAAGTTTTCTGGTGTTGTTAATGTAGGAGATTTAGTCTCATATACTGTACCAGGAGCAACAAATTTAACATATTCTAGAGTATCTTCAGTAACTGCAACAACTCTAAACTTAATAGAGGTTGCTACAGTTTCTGGAGTAAATAGCGGAAGTCTTCCAACTTCTAATATTTCTGTTGTTGATTTTGCTTTATTGGGAACTAGGTCATCTTCATCAATAGATAATACATTATATACCATTTTACCAAAATCAACTATTAGTGATGTAGATCTGACTAACTCTACATTGACCATAAGAAAGCAGTTTGATGTCACTATAACATCAAATTCTACTGCGAATATAGTAGCATCGGAAAATGAAAGATTCCTTCCATTTGATGAAGAAAATTATGTATTAATTACAAATAATGGAACAACAGAAAGACTAAGTAGTGATAAATTTGACATTGCTACTTATAATTCTTCTGGTGGATCAATAATAAAATTTAATGGACTTTCTACAGCTTCAGGTACAGGAAGACTAATAGCAACTTTAACAAAAATTCAA